GGGGTTGTTGGTTGCAGGCTTCCCTTCCTTATCTTCTCTCTTCTCTTGTGCTGCCCTCAGCTCCTGGTAGCCTTGGTTGATGGTCATTTCGTTGGTTTCGAGCTTCCTAATGATCTGCTCGGGTGCATTCTTGATGATGTAGGAAACCTTGTTGATAGTGTCGTGACCAATTCCAGATTCCTTAGCAAGAATCTTGTCAGTCTCCCTATCTCTTCTACCCTCCCCCGATGTCAGGGTAGGGTTGACCTTAACTCCAGCCAGCATTCTTTCTTTAGCCTGCTTTGCGATGATCTCTTTCTTAGCAAGGGCCAGCTTACCTCTATAGAAATTGTTGATGTTGCGTCTACCGAGCTGATTATTGATCATCCAGACGATGACGGCGTCCCTGTTTTCGAATTCCCGTTCGATGGTTTGGAACTCAATGTTGTTGGCCTGGCAGATTTCGTATCTATTGTGTCCGTCCACAATGGTGTTGTTCCAGACAACCAAAGGAGTGAGGCATCCGTCACGTTTGATGTTCTCTGTGAGCAATTCTTCCTCTTCATGGGTCAACGGGGCGATCAGGGCCTGGAATTCTTTGTCGATATTGAGTGTCTTCATCTTTTGTCCTCCTGTTTTCTTTCGTTGGCTACCTTATGACACAGTCTGCAAAGTTTGTCAAGTATTTTTTTTTGTTTTTTTTATTTCCACTGAGGAGACCTGTTTTCGCGCTTCTCGAACAATCTCCATCCTTCCTCGTCAGTAGCGTAGTCACAATTTTCATTGAGAAGCTTGTCAGGGAAAGGGACTCCTCTTGTTTCCATCTCGTTGTTCTTGATGGCCTCGGCAATGGCCGGCGGGAAGTTTGCCGGCGAGGAGAAGTCAGTGCATTCCTCTCGCTTCCCCTGTTCGTGACCCATATCGTAGTAAAAACGGATGGCTTCGTGATCATATGAGTTACCAAAAGAAGGAATCATTTGATTAAGAGCATTGCAATATCGTTGTAAGGCTTTTCCTTCCCGCGTTTCATAGATCATCTTTCTTGTTAGAAATCTAATGCTTCCATCTTTCATGGTCAGCCAAGACACGAAATTCATATCATACCTCCCCTAAAACTTTATTTCCCTTACTAAGGTTATCTTTTGCCCATAAGGGGCGCAGGTTAAGAAGTGACCAACAAACTTTGAAATCCTGGTCTTCTGGATTGTCAAAGTAGAAGTGAGAAACCGGGATAATATGGTCTATGTGCCACTCTCCCATGTTTTCCCATGTCATACCAGGGAGAAACCTTGTCTCTAAGTGGTGACGAAGTTCTTCCCAGGTATATCCCGCAAGGTCTTCCCATCTACTTCTATTCTTAATACCCTTTTTAAGACTGTGTCTCATTAAGGACGACATACTGTGGCAAATCTTTCCTTTAGCGGTACTTCGCCTCTTGTTATTTGACTGACGATTGCTTTCCAGAAGCTTATCATGGTTATTATTAAACCACTTTTCATTGATCTCCTTGGCTCTTAAGGGGTTTTCTTTTCTCCATTTCTTCACATAATCCTTCCCCCATGATGGATTGTCTTTTCTCCATTGTCTCCTGTATTCTTTGTAGCAATCACGGCACATTGAGTTGAGACTGTCTTTCTTTTGACGATCAACTCCGAATTCCGTGATTTCTTTTTCTTGTTGGCATTTGCTGCATCTTTTCATTTTCTTTCCCTCCCTTTCTAACCCTCGGAAGAATTCTTCCAAGGGTATGTTTGATACAAACATATACACCTTTTTCTCCTTTGTCAATAGTTTTTTTTATTCTTTAATGTTTTTTCTTTTATATATGTATATATGTATATGTAACGCGCGCGTTCTATATAGTATGAATAGGGGCTGTGACATAGCTGTGACCAAAAAACGGCTTTCTGTGACAAGCTGTGACCAAGTGGGACAATAGTGACCATTGTGACAGTTGTGACAAGAAAAATAATTCTTGACAAAATGCGTTTCAAAGTGTATAAAGGTCTCAACAATGAACATTAACAGAGGAGGTAACATGATTAAAGCGATTGTAAACAAGCCGGACATCGTAAAGGTGATGGAGAAAGAGGGTATACAACTAACCAATGGAGCACGGGGTGGGCTGAAATGCCGCTGCCCGTTGCACGAAGATCAGTCTCCCTCGATGACTGTGAACGTAGACAAACAAGTATTCTATTGCTTTGGGTGCGGTGAGGGTGGGGACGTTATCACATTTATCAAGAAATTGCACGGATTAAGTTTCAAGCAGGCCCTGGCATATCTTGAGATCGAACCAGGTGAGAAGCCAAAGGTCAACGAAGAAGAGATGTTCCGCCTCGCCAGACGTCAGAGATTTGAGGCCTGGGTGGTTAGGACACGCGGCGTGTTGTCGGATGCACATCGAGAACTTGATAGTCTCAAAGCAATCAGACCATTGACAGAAGAGGAGGGATTCGCTATCGCAGATTTGCTGGAAGAATTGCCGGAAATAGAGGAAAAGCTCAACATATTGTGCGGTAAAGACAATGAACCTAAACTAAGACTGTACGAGGAGGAGACGCATGCAAGGGTTTGAATCAGCAGAGGATACCATCAGGAGATTAACGGCAGAGAGATTCGGACCTGGACCTGTTTCTGAGCGTGAATGCATCATGACAGAGAATGAATTTCCTGATGATCCTGGAAACTTTCACACCAAGGTTTCTGACCATGTTGAATTCACGTCTGGATCATTCACCACTGCCGACTTGTATAGAGACCTGAATGCAATCACTCCTCAGCAGAAGAACGCTGTGCGCAAAGCATTATCAAGACTCTGCGACAAGGGGATCATCAAGCGGTATGGGAACAAGGACGGTGTATATCGCAGGATAGAAAGCGAAGTGGAACGACTGGACTGGAAAGAAGCGAAGTCAAAGCCAATGAATATTTCCTGGCCATTCTGCATTGAAGAGATGGTCAATGTGTTTCCAGGTAATATCGCGGTGTTGGCTGGTGCTCCTAATGCTGGAAAGTCTGCGTTTGTCTACAATTTCATTAGACAAAACATGCACGATCACGAAGTCCACCTGTTCTCATCTGAGGGTGGAGCAGAGGAAATGCATATGAGACTCAGCAAGTTCGGACTTGATCTTGATGAATGGAATTTCTCCGCATGGGAGCGCGGCGATAACTTTGCCGATGTCATCAAAAAGGATGCCATTAATGTTATCGACTACTTGGAAGTTCACGATGACTTCTTCAAGGTCGGTGGCATGCTGAAAGAAATCAGTGACGCATTGGGTAAAGGTTTCTGTCTTGTATGCCTGCAAAAGAACAAGGGCAGAGACGAAGGACTTGGTGGAATGAGAAGCTTAGAGAAGCCAAGACTTTACATGGCAATGGACCACGGTAAGTTGAAGATCGTCAAGGGTAAGAGCTGGGTTGACAGGGAGAACAATCCCAACAATCAGGTCATCAGGTTCAAAATTGTCGATGGCTGCAAGTTTATGATTGAAAGTAAATGGGAAAAGGAAGAAATTGTCTTGACAAATAACGGTAAATAGTGTATAAATATGGGAACAACAACACTAACAAAGGAGAGATTAGCTATGATTATCAATACCACTCAGTATGACGCGGTTGAGGTACAGGAGTATATGGGAAAGTACAGTGTAACGGCGCACAAGCTGGTTAAGGGGCAGCCCTACCCAGTGTGGGCGAAGTATCAGAAATCTAAGACAGAATTTCAGGATAAGTCCTGGCCTGTCAAGATTAACCTGGGCGATAAGGAAGCAGCTATTGCAACACTCAAGATGCTGATCAAGTTGATCGAGAATCCAGGAGAGGAGGACGTTCTCTTCTGATGAAACGATATATTGTAGAATCATATGACGATCTTCTTGAGGAATGGTATGTTACTGCGGTGTATACCAACAAGAGTAAGGCGGTGAAACTGTTAAAACATATCGGATCGGCCTTTAAGATAAAGACCAGGATAAGAGAGGTGAAGGATGATGTATAAAGTACAATATTGGTCTTTGAATGACAACTCATGGGTACAACACGGAGTGTATAGCACAAGGATTATGGCAATGACAGAACTATTCTTCCTGGAAAGCACCCACAAACTGGCGCGCATTATCCATAATGGACGCATCATTGCGGAAAGTGAGGGTAGTTATGAGCTGCCGTATTGACATCTGGAACGTCAAGGATAACGAATGGAGGGAGTCAGAGTCACTGGAATCAGTATTTAACGAAAAGAAAATATGCATCCGCCTCACAATGGATGGCATGGTTCGCTACATCAGCACAGATCAACCAGCAAGACCACAACTAACGAGAGGAGATCACATTGAATAACAACTATGAAAAGCTGATGGAATCAGCAGAGATAGCGCAGCTTACCAAGGAGTTCTTGGCGCGTGGTGGAAAGATTGAATATCTTCCTTACCTGGAGCCCGACAATGACACAATCAAAGAACTTGGATTTATGAGGAAATTCTAATGGATCACACACAACTTTACAAAGCATTTGAGTATTTTACTATCTGCTGGATTCCTCCCAGAGGCATGACACCAACAGATAAACTGCGGCTTGAACAGGAATACGTGGAATATCTGGCCGAACAGATGAATATAGGAGACCAATAATGGCGTTCTCAGACTGTCACAAATGCGGATCATACAATAGAGGCAAGGGCACCACTGCGTGCTTTAAGTGCCAAAAATATAAAGATGTAATAATGGCTACGCATGTACGTCAGCAGCTTATCATCGACAAACTACCTCAAATGGTAATAGAGCAGGTAGCCGACACAACGGGCCCCAATGGTCTTGATGTCATATCCCTAATACGTAAACTACCCATTAACGAGATGGTTGTTGTCCTCCTCAAATACTATGGCAACATGACTATTGAGGAAATATCCAACGCCACAGAGACAGGAACGGCCACAGTATCAAGGCGCCTACGGAGTGCCATTGATAACCTCAATAAAATATTAAGAGACGCATAATCATGTATTTACACAATTTGCTCCCTCATTCGTGATGGAGCGCGCACTATACTATATAAGTATATAGTGAAGAGTACCGCAAGTGCCTTTAGAGTCAATGCTGTAGTGAGAGAGAGAGAATCTCTCGAGCGTAAGCATATGACGACGCAGACCGTAATCCTAACTCAAGGAGCTAATATATGAGCGTAGCGCAGGCCTCAAAGCCGAAGCGGAGCAGAGCTAATAAAGCTCCGCAACCTGAAGATTGTCCCGAACCCCAGAATGGAACTATGTCTGTACTAGAACAAGACCCAACTGTTGATAAATCAGTGGTAAAAAAGAGACGAAATAGACCCGCTAAATATAAATCCAAGGTAAACGTAGATCAAGCACTCAGACTCAGATTAGAGAAGGGACTAACATACAAAGAAATAGCTACCCTTCAAGACGTAACTCCCGCTGCTATCTACAAACAAATCGCTCACTTGCTGCCTGACGAAGAGACGCAGATATACAAGAGCAAGAGAGGTGATATACTCGCTAAGTTGCAGAAGGAGCTACTAAAAAGTATCTCGCCGGATGACTTAAAAGGAATGCCTGTTGGTCAGAGGCTAATGGGCTATGGAATCCTCTTTGACAAAGAGAGGCTGGAACGCAATCAATCCACGCAGATAGTGGGTTACGATGCTAAGGCGATAGAAGAGAGGCTGAGGCAGATTCAGGATATGACAGACGTCATTGACGCTGACATTATCAGTGATGAGGACACAGTGTAATTGGCCATAATCCTAATACTTCGATTGATCTGTCAATGCAATCAAGCAGTTAGGTAGTGTAACGAAGTTAACATAATGGGTGTTATCCGACATTACCATGTATTCTGTTGGGGTGAAAGGGTTTGGCATGATCATTGGAATTGCAATGTCAATGCCAACTGCCCTGACTGATTTGGCATGGTTTTTGTCTGGAAGTGCAGGTTTGCAACGTGTTTTTGGGAATTGAAGCAAGGTTTGTGCCAAGAGACCCCCCCACCCCGGGGTTCAGTGGGTACGCCCAAAGCGCGGGGTTCTGGCTCTCCATACGAAAAAACAAAAAGAGGTTATATGTCTGGTCCGAAGAGGAATACCCCGGCAAGAATGGCTGGTAAGCAGAGGCGCAGGGCAAGGCTTGTAGCGGCGATTGACGAAGCTAAGTCGGGTGGTTGCGCTATTTGCGGATATAAAAAATGTCTCTCTGCGTTGGCGTTTCATCACGTCGGCGGCAGCAAGGTTGACAAGGTTAGTTCCTTGCAGAGCATATCTGCTGTTCGCAACGAGATAGATAAGTGCGTTTTGCTTTGCGCTAATTGCCATGCGGAGGTTCACGCGGGATTGATTATCCTCCCAGAAAGCGAGTAATATATGACTACCGAAGAGCATTTCATGAACATAATAGCAGAGATGTGCAAGACTCCTCCTCGGCCGAAGAAGTTGACGTCTGCATATACTCTGCCCGAACTTGGTGTAAGGAAAGACGGGAAGGATGATATATCCCTCTGGGAAGAAAGGATGAAGCACCGTGCTGCCGAAGAGACTACCACCGATAATGGTTAGCGCTTGTATGCTGGACTGGGATTACGACAGGTACGAGCCGTGGGAATTAGGGTATAAGAAGGGGACATGCAATTCAACTAACCCCAAGATGGGGGCATGCTATTTTGGGAAGGGGCGCTATTATGATCAAGCTGATAGAGAAAGCGGTGAAGAAGGGTAGCCCCGTGGACGGGGTGGTATTTGATGGTATTATCCGGCTAACGCCAGAAAGGGAACCCGACGAATGGGTAGCCACAAAATTAAGCCTCGAGTTGGAAGATGTGACGACTTGCCAAAAGAAATAGACGATGACTATTGGGATTCGGTGTACAAGATGCCGAAGCTTGAGACTGTTCATTATTATAATAAAGAGTATAAGCTTGACCCTTCTACTGACTTGGATAGTTGGAAGAAGGAGAAGGAACCGGACGATGCTGACTTGAGGCCGGCAAGGGTGATCAAGAAGCTTCAGGAGTTCTGGGCGACAGATGTCCAGTGGGAGTATATCAGATGCCGGGAGTGCAACAAGGTGTTAGGGCAACGGCAGCAGCGGATAGAGCTGATTCAGGTGGGTGGCAATTCGGTTGTGTATTGTCTTCCTGACCATATCAGGTGTTTGGAATGCAGGGATAAAGCGAAAAAAGGTGATAGACATGGGACCCCGCGATAAAAGGGAAGAAGCCCTGGAAGATGAAGAGCTGGAGAATTGGATTGAGGACGCGGTAGCAAGTGCGCCCTGGATGCCTGTTGACCTATATATGAAAAGGACTATCCGGAATGGGATCAAAAAGGGATGAGTTACTCAAGCTTAAGGCCGAGATCGAGAAGACGGCGTGGGAGAACAGGATATACCACTTCCGGAAGGGCGGACTCTGGGGACCGAATCCCGCACAGGAGTCTATGCTCGAGGCCTGGAATGATCCGACTAAAAAGGTCTTTTCGTTTTGTGGCGCTAACCGCATTGGGAAGACCACAATCGGAGTCATTATTGGCCTTTCCGTCCTGTTTGGGGAATGGCCCTGGAGCGGTGAAAAGATTCCGTTCATCCATAAGTACCCACGTAAGATCAGGTATATCGGGCAGGGATGGGAGTCGCATGTTAAGACAGTCGTTGAGCCCGAGCTTAAGAAGATGTGGCCCAAGTGTAGGGCGGTGGAGACTAAAAAGAATAACCAAGGTGTTGAAGCCCTATGGAAGGATGTTGCGACGGGCAGCACGCTTGAAATCATGTCGAACAACCAGGAGTCCGATACCTTTGAGGGGTGGTCTGGTGATCTCATCATATGGGATGAGCCGCCAAAGCGGGACAACCGAATCGCTGCCGCTCGTGGACTTGTTGACCGCCAAGGTCGAGAACTCTTCGTCGCCACCCTGCTGAAGGAAGCCTGGATTCATCGTGACGTTATTAAGGCCCGTGATGAACATGGGAACCCGGACAGGTCGGTATTTAACATAAACGCCGACATATCCGTAAACGTCGGGTTCGGTCTGACTCAGGAAGGTGTTGATCAGTTCAGTAAGACCCTCCGTAAGGAGGAGAAAGAGGCCCGGTTGCAGGGTAAGCCGTCGTACATGGGTAACCTTGTGCTGCCTGACTTTGACAGGGACAAGAATGTTATTGAACGGTTCAAGATACCTCTTAACTATGTTGTGGACGTCAGCATTGATTATCATCCGTCGAAGCCCTGGGCAGTACTCTTTGAGGCTACAGGCCCGAAGGACTTTCATTATATGTGCGATTATATTAACGAGAAAGGCGCTCCGAAGTATATTGCGGAGGAAATCGTAAGGATTGCGAGGAAGAATGATTACTTTATCAATTCCATCACGATTGACCCCCTTTCTAAGGGTGATGAGAACGCACATGTTGAGGCGGAAACTGTTTTTCGGACTATGGAACGAGTCTTCCGCGCCTATAACTACCGCCTGGATACAGCCACTAAGGATAAAGACAACGGGATTACGATTCTTAATGAGAGTTTTTGCGCCGAGAATGGTTTTCCAAGTCGGTACGTATTCAAAGACATGGGTGTGGTGATCGAACATCTGGAAGATTGGATGTTTGATCCCGAAACTTTCAAGCCTAGCAAGGAAAAAGACGACTTTTGCGAGGTTGCATACCGTATAGCCCTTCGAAATACGAAGTGGCGGGACCCGTACGACCGGGAAACTCGGATGGCCCGTCTGCCCAAGGCGGATATGGGTGAAATAGACTTCGGTTAGGAGGTAATTATGGCGGCCAGTGTCCCGACCATGAGCGTACAGGGCCTGAGCGCCCTTACGGAAGAGGAAAGAAACAGAATATTGGGTAAATTACGGAACGAAACACCACTTGATAGCGGTGCAGCGCCAACTGCAGTGTCCGGGGACCTATCGCAGGCCTCTAAGGACACAATTTCGGCGGCAGATGCTGCTCAAATGGACGCTGCGAAGAAAGCGGCGGCCTCTAAGTCCCTGTCCGAGAAGCAGAGCGTAGGGGACACGACTCCGACGGTTATTTCTGGTGATTTCTCCGAGGCTTCCAAGAAATTGATGGCTCAGAGCGAAGAAAACGAGAGACAATTCAACGAAGCGCAGAAAGTGTTGAATGATAAACGCAACAACAAGAGCGGTGTTAAGGGAAAATACGACAGGTACTCTAACAAGACCAGCGGTAACGTGACTGGTACCTATGGAGTTTTGGGTGTTGCCCCTACAACTACCAAGAAACTACTTGGGTCATAAGGAGGTATTATGGCAGCAGCAGCAGCAGCGGTAGTTGCGATAGTTGCGGCGGGGGCAACGGCAGC